AACTTCCTGACGAGCAACCTTGGCGCGATTAGCGCGGACCTCGTCACCTACACGCCGAGCGGTACAAGCGCGGTCGCCCGCAGCGCGGCGAGCAAGTTTGGGGATGTGATTAGCGCAAAGGACTTTGGCGCCGTAGGTGATGGAATTGCAAATGACACAGCAGCACTTCAGGCCGCCATCAATGCAGCCAACTCGCAGAACAAGGCGCTTTACATTCCCGGCGGGAGATATTTGTTCACGTCGCTTTCAGTCACTCTCGGAGCAGTGACGCAGAATGGATTGACCATCATCGGCGATGCCGTATCAAACACATACGGTACACGTGGAACGGTCTTGAAGTGCATTGGGTCGTCGGGAGCAGGCATCACCATCGGTGCAGTTTCTGCATCATATTTCAACATGCAGGGCATTACGCTTGATGGAAACTCAAGCATGGATGCCGGGGTATGGATGAACTCGGCATGGTTTGCCAAGTTCACGGATTGCACGTTCACCAACTTTTCCAAGGTTGGCGCGAAGGCTCTTTGGTTCTACGGTGACGATCCAACTGGCGTAGTTGGCTACAGCGGATCGACATTCATCACCCGATGCAACTTTGGCAGCAACAATATCGGGATCTTGAGTTCAGGTGATATCACGAACGCAACCGCGCAGGTGAACGTCGTTACCTACGACAAGTGCTATTTCCTAGATCACACCGCTGCTGCGGTTCAGATCGGTGGAAATGACAATCTCCTGATGCAAGCTCGCTCGCATCATTTCCAGAACTGCGGATTTGAGGGCAACGCCAGGGACATCATTTCTTATGTTGCGTGCTACGCAATGACAATTCAGGGCTGCTATTTTGAAATCAATACGGCAGGGCTCCCAAGAATTGAGCAGACCACGGACGGTACTAATCCTCCGTGTGCATCGACGATCATTTCCGGATGCTATTTCCAGCACAACCTATCTTTGGGTTCAGCGGGGGATTCGATTGTTGTTCTGCGAAGTGACAAGATCATCGTTAGGTCGAACCATTCATCTTGGGGAAACCAGACAGACAGGTATTTCCTGACCGCAACTAGCGCAACCGATGCGGAAGCTGAACCGTCAAGCACGGCACCTGGAGTTACGCCATATCCGATCCGGATTTCCGCAACAACCATTGGTTCTGCTAAGACATACGTATCTGCCGTGAACACGGGTTTGCGGCCCGAACCGTTGGTGAGCGGCGCATCAAATGGGGGCAGGATTTATCAAGGTGCAGGAACCCCTAGCAATTCGCTTGGTTCTTCTGGCGACTTGTATATCAATACGAGCGTTAGCGGAGCCAACGTCGAATCACGCGATTCTCTTTGGCAAAGAGGTCCGTCGTTCTGGAAGCGGGTCACATACCTAGAATCCATCGACAATTTGGCCTATGCGTCGGTCATGGCTCCTGATCTTGCAAAGGGATCAGTGATTGTGGTAACGCCGAACAACAATGTCGGATTTACGTTTGACCCGATACTCAATGCCGGATCGGGCCAGGTATGGACTCTTGTCATCTCAAATACAACTGGTGGTGCCCTTGGTGCAGCAACATTTGTTACTGTTGCTGGCGGATACAAGTTGGCTGGTGCTTGGACACAGCCAGCTACAGGATTCCGTAGGATGGTGACTTTCTATTACGATCCTGTAGCCCTGTTGAATTACGAGATTTCTCGGTCTGCGGCAGACGTTCCGAACTAACCAAAGACCTCGCCTAACGGACTCCCACCATGCCCATGACCAAACCAACCTCTGAACAGGTGACGTTCCTCGCCGCCGGCTCCGGCGCGACCCAGCGCACTGCGCTCGAAAAGCTCCGCGATGTCGTGAGCGTGAAGGACTTCGGGGCGGTCGGCGATGGCGTGGCGGATGACACGGCGGCGATTCAGACGGCAATCAACACATGTTTCGGCGTTGGTGGACTTGAACCGGATGCGTTGGTTTTTCCAACCGGCATCTACAAGGTGATGTCGCCCATTACATGGAATCGTCCGGTTCGTCTTGTTGGCTCTTGCAAGAACGGAGCGGTGTTGAAGGCTGGTGCGGCAATGAATGCCGTAATTCAGGGCAGTACGACGATTGGCGACACCAACCTTACGTCACGATCATTGTTTGACGGCATCAACATCAATGGCAACAGCCTTGCTCAACGCGGGATAAATGGCGTGACTAACCACAGCACGTTTACGGGATTGTGGGTGTATGGCACACTGTCGGCGGCGCTGGAAATCGGTTACGGCTGGTGCAACCTGTTCTTCAACGTGGAATGCTCGTTCAACTCTGGCGACGGCATGATTCTGTACAACGAGGCCAACCAGAACCTGGTTCAGAGTTGCAAGTTGTTTGACAACAGCGGATCAGGCGTCGTAATTTCCGGCAGTCGCGCAGTAAGGATCACCAATACGGTTATTGAGGCAAACCGCAAGACCGGCGTGTACATCCAATACGGTGTTACGGGGTTTGCAATCGACACCTGTTACTTTGAATCTAACGCGCAGGATGGCGTCACCTTCACGGTGCCAGCGACCTTCACGATTAGAGCGGACATCATTTGCAACGGAAGTGCAGTCCAGACGCAGTTGGCAACAGCATTTCCGTCTACTGGATCAATCGTCAACAACTATGTGTCTTCGACATATACCGATTCCTTCGTGGTTCCGAATGGCTTGACAGATGCGCGGATCAGCAACAATTGTGCGACGGGCGCGGTTATTCCAACGGTGGAGTATTACGGCAACCCAAGCGGATCCAGCACATCGCTGTCATATGGCTTGCCGCAGACCACCGTTGTTGGCCCAAACACGGGCATGACCGATGACATCCTCATCGATCCTGCTGGGGTCAATTGTTATAGCGTCGGCGACGCAACAACAGCTTGCCGAAACAACGCTCCGAATACGGCAAACATTGCGGTTACGGATTTGAATACGTGGAGCAATGTTTCTTCTGGAAGTGGCGGGTCTTTTGTTCGCTCGTCTAGCGTCTTCCCCGGAAACACACTTGTGCCAGTTTGGGAACTTCAAGCAAGTGCAGGAGTATTCACGACACATGTGTTTGGGTTCTCACTCAACGCCGCAACGCACTCGCTCTACCACAATAAATGGATGTTGTTTGGAGTGTGGGTGAAGGCTCCATATGTGTCGGGTGTCAACGACGGTGTTGTTCAGCTGATGGCAAACTCGTCTGTAGACACCCAATCCATTTGGACCCGTGGAACTGATTGGGTGCGTGTTGTTGGCTTGTTCAAAATGCCAACCACCGGAAGCCTGTTGTTTGGCATTAGAACAACGACGCAAGCTGGCACCGGAGCGTCGAACGTACTTGTTGCAGCGCCAGTTTTGTGCTTGCTCGGAGCCGACTTCCAATCTTTGAGCGGCAACTTTGTGGACACCACCTCGTTCTTGGGAACCGCCGCACCAACAACAGGCACTTGGAAACGAGGTGATATTGTGGTGAACACGACGCCGAGTGCCGGTGGCACGCCGGGCTGGGTCTGCACAACGGCTGGTACACCTGGAACATGGAAGGCAATGGCGAATGTCGCGCCATAAGGAGCAAACATGGCACTGTCACTGACAATCAATACCGTGTACGGCGTAGACGTCACCGATGCGTATCACCGCGTTGAGGGCTTGTCGTTGTTGACCAAGGACACCATGCGTTTCCATTGCCGAGCGTATGTGGCAACCGACAATCCGTTCATCGCTGAAGTAGTGTACACCGTTGGCTACACGTTGGACGGCGAGAACCCCATTCGCCAGGCGTACCTTCACCTCAAGACGTTGCCCGAGTTCGCCAACGCCGTGGACTGCTAATGACCTCTCCTCACCACGACGAACTGTTCCTCGCCATTGGCCGCCTTGAAGGCAAGGTCGATTCCCTGCTCGCCATGCAGCAGATGGCGCAGGACGAGCTCAAAGACCACGACGCACGGCTGCGTAACCTAGAACACGCTCGCGGGTACATCATGGGGGTGTCGGCGGCGATTGGCGCAATCGTCGGCGTGGCCGGCAATTGGATCGCTAAACTAGTGCACTGAGGACACACCATGCCGACCGACATCGTCATCGCTACCGACAAGCCCAACTACCTGACCACTGGTCTGGTGACCGCCAGCAGCGGCACGTACGACGCTGCCGTCCCGACCGCCACGCTCCCGTCCACCACCGGGCAGACGTTCCTGATCCCGACCAACCTGGGCGACAAGCCGAGCCTGCTGCGTCTGACGCCATTCCACAGCGCCAACAATGCGACCACCCCGGGTTTCCGCGTGGTCGGCTGGGCCACCTACACGCAGACGAGCGGCACGCCGATTTACGTTCCCACGCTGCTGGCCGAAGTGACCTGCTCGTACAACGGCACGGCATTGAGCATCCCGAGCCTGTCGGTCAACGGCGTGACGCAGTACTTCTTCCATGCGGTTTCGGTGGCTACTGGGGTTCCTACGGTGAACGTCTACAGCCCCGGCACTTCGGCTGTTGTCGGCACTCCGCCGGCTGGCGTGGTGATCGACACCATCGGGATGCAGTACGTCACCATCCATGTCGAGTCGAGCACGGGCACCATGGGCTGCTTCTACGCATTCCTCTGATCGGGGGGCGTCATGCGGTACGAACTAGGTAGGTTCCGTCGCCCGATGCGGCACTCGACCAGCACACAGATGCTGTCGTTTACGTCGCTCGGCGGCCCGTATGTGTCCGAGGTTCTGGTCGTGGCTGCCGGCGGTGCAGGCGGCGGTACAGCAAACAATCAGTACGGCGGCGGCGGCGGCGGTGCTGGTGGTCTGCTGCACAGTACGTCCAGCGTGCTGACGCCAGGCTCAACGTACGTCGTGACCATTGGGCTCGGTGGCGCTGGTGTCACGGGGGCAAGTGCGGGCAACGATGGGGGCAACAGCTCAATCACCAACCTCGGTTTGGCGACAATGACTGGTGGCGGTGGTGGTGGTCGTGGCAATGGCGCGAGCCTTCCCGGTCGTAATGGTGGTAGCGGCGGTGGTGCTGGTGGATTCGCGGGTCAGACCGCTGGTACGGCCACGAGTGGTCAGGGCAACGACGGCGGTGCGCAGCAGTCGCCTGACGTCACTCCATACCGTGGTGCAGGCGGTGGCGGTTTCGGTTCTGCTGGCACCAACGGCAACGGTGCAGCCGGTACTGGTGGATCGGGCTACTCGTTTCAGGGCTCGTTCTACGCTGGCGGCGGCGGCGGCGGGACGATGGGCTCGAACGTGGTGGCGGCAGGCGGCAGCGGTGTAGGCGGCGACGGCGGGCGTCTTTCCGTAACGACCGGCTCCAACGGCGCAACTAGCACTGGTAGCGGTGGTGGCGGTGCAGGTGGTACTGGCAGCGGTTCGACCACCACGACGAGCGGATCGGGCGCCAATGGTGTCGTCATCATCTGCTATCCCGGCGCTGCGCGTCCTGTGTCATTCACCGGGACGATGACCACCACTACGGCTGGCGGTGTGACCAAGCACGTACTCACGACCAGCGGGACATTCACGGCATGATCGCTGCACGTATCCAAGACGGTGTTGTTATCGACCTAATCATCGTTGGTGATCCGGGTGGGCTGGATTGGGTGCACAGCAACCTTTATGGTGAGTGGGTCGATGGAACCGGCGGAGCCATTGGTGACCGCTATATCGACGGCCAGTTCGTGCGTCCCGAGCAGCTCGATGAGATTGGCTAGTGCCATCATCCTGCTGCTGGCTGCTTGCAGCCCCGTGCAGCGCATTGCAGACCGCAGCAACGAGATCCGGGCCGAGGCCCAGGTACTGCGTCACCACGGCCAGCAAGCCGACGACGCGGTCGTGGTGCACCATGCCGATGTCATCGACGGGCTGGCAGCCGACATCCACGGTGAGCTTCCGGGCGTTCAGGACCGGGTGCCGGCATGGCTGTCCACCCTGAAGTGGTGGGGGATCGCGCTGGCCGGCGTGGCGGTGGCGTTTGTCCTGTGGCAGTCTGGTGCGTTTACAGCCCTGCGGATCGCCATCGGGTGGCTGCCGAGGCGCCAGGTTGCCACGGCTGAACTGGCTGCTGATATGCTAGACCCGTCCCGCCCGGAGTCCGAGCGGGAGTTTGTGGCGGCGATGCGGGCGCGTGACCCCGTATTCGATGCCGCCTATCGCCGACTCAAGAAAGGCAAACGATGATTCTCGCTAGCGCGTTCTCCGACTTCCTCGGCAACATCTGGTTCGCCGGCCTCGCACTCGTTCTTGGCGTTGGCGCCGGATGGGTGCTGCGCGGCAAGTACGGAAGCAAGATCTGAGACAAATCCCGCCATTTGGTGGGCAGGCCCGGCGCGTAGCTCCATGCGTGTCGGGCCTGTTGTCGTAAATGGAAAGCCCACGGCTTCCCGCATCATGCGTTCCACCGTGGGCGAGGATGAGACTGAGACGTTTGGTCAGCGTACCCGCAGGCTGGTTCCGCGCTCCATCAGGGAGCAGCCGACGATCTCCTCGCCGGCTTCGAGCGCCTGGCGGATGGTGTCGGCGTCGGCCTCGCGCTTGACGCGCACGAACTTGGGATCCCACAGGTCCATCGCGGTCGGGTCGATGGCGACGGGCACCTTGCCGCCGTTGCGCTGCACCGAGATCTTGAACCGCTCGGTGTCGATCTTGAGGCGTCCGGTGCCCTCCATTGCGCCCTTGAGGCGTTCCTTGAGGCGCTCGGCCAGCGCCGAGTCGCAGCCGGCCAGTTCCCGCATACGGCGGGCCTCGGCGGTACGGGCCTCGGCGCGGGCCTCCAGCTCCTTGATGACGAGGACGTAATCCTCGGCCTTCTCGGTGAGGGCGTTGTCGAGCCCCTCGAGGACGGTGGCGAGTTCGGCCTGCACCTCGGGCGATTCCGGGGTGTCGAGCAGGCGGTCAACGATGGTGGCGAGGTCAGTCGAGATGGCGTAAAGGCTCATATGTGATCCCCTTTCAGAACGGGAGTTCGGTGGTTGGCGCGGGGACGGTCACGTTGGGCTGCCGCCAGCGCATGATGGTGAGCGTGCCCTTGACGCGGGACAGTTCGAGCGTGCCCTCGCCGGCCTCCTTGGCAAGCGTCACGAACTCGGGAACGTCGGTGGTGATCCACGCGGTGCCGTGCTCGCCGTCGATCTGGATGGCGACTGGCTTGCCCTTGCGCTCGGCCACGCGAAGGACGACGGCCTTGCCCTCCCAGTTGTCCGGATACTTGTCGGCGGGCGCTGACGGCCTAGCGGGCTCCTTGACGGCCTCGACGGTCTCGATGGGCCTCGGGGTGGGTGCGGCCTTGGCGGGGGCAGGGGCGGGCTTGGCGGGGCTGCTGGCGCGTTCCTGACGGTCCTGTTCGCCGTCCTCGTCCTCCTCGCCGACGATGCCGGCGATTGCGGCGGCGCTGTACCGGCGCAGGTAGGTGCAGATCGAACCGAGGGTCTGAACCGTGGCCCGCTCGGGGAACGGCATGCTGACGGTCTCGGCGATGAACTCGCCGCTGGTGTGCATGACGGTCGTTTCGACCGACACCACGCCGTTGTCGGTGTTGATCGACTGCACGAGGCTCAGACCTTGCGCGGCGAACGGAACGCGGATGGCGTTCAGGATCGCGCCAAGGCTGGCGTATCGGTTCTTGAAGTGCGGGTTGACGCTGTCAAGAGCTGGGTTCTTGATCTGGGTGTTGGCGAGCGCCAGCGAACTGGCGAGCGCCCCGATGGTCTGACTAGTACGCATGTGCATCCTCAATGTGTCGAACACCACGTTCGACGTGTGGACTGTATACAGTCCTGTATACGCTGTCAACGGCTGCCGTAAGAAATCGTGACAAAGGTTTCTGACTGCGACCCGTAACGCTTATGTGCGTTCAGCCACACGACTTGCGAGTCATCGACCATCACGACGCCGGTCAGACCGTCGAGCAGGGCGCGGCACAGCTTGTCGATGTCAGGCTTACCCGGGTGCAGCGGAGCGGTCTTGGTGAGTTCGCCAGCCTTGCGCCAGTGACTCTTGGGCCGCTCAAACACGAACTCGGCGCTGATGGTGCAGGCGACCGCAGCCGGCGGCCCGACCCAAGCACGCCCAGCCTCATAGGCGACGGCGGCTCGCCACGGCTTCAGGCGCTTGCACTGGTCGAACATCACCGTCCGACCGTTCCGCAGGCGCACCAGGCGCTTGCTCCCTTGCGGTGCTGCCATACCCGGCACGGTGAATTCGATCAGGCGTTCGCTCATAGGTCAGGAGTTTCTGCTTGAGCTCGTTGCACCCGCGCATGAGGAGCGCCATCTCGTTTCGCAGGTAGATGATTTCATCGCGTGCCTCGGCCAAGATCGGGCTGACGAACGGCTGGACATCAATGCGGTCGATGATGTCCTCGTCAGTCTCGGGCATCACGTGTCCCTGTGCATGTATCGCAGTGTGTCCTGATGCTTTGTCATCAGATCCTGTAGCGCGATCCGCGCCCGCATGTGCGCTGCACGCAGATCCTCGATGCGTTGCTCGAGCAGGCTTGCCTGTAGCGTCCGCAAAGCCAAGGCAGTACGGCACTCTCGCACCAACGTGACACCGTCCAGGTCCGGCGCGTTGCCGGCCAAGTACGAATCAATCCGGCGCATCAGGTCGTCGTGCATCATCTTCCTCAATGATAGTGGTGCGCCAGATAGCGATTTGCATTGGTG